TTGTTGACCCCTGTTATAGTATTTCCAGCAGCTGATACAGAACCTATAAATGTATTACCTGATCCAGTAGTATTATTAAAGCCTGCATTACTGCCTAATGCTGTATTGTTAAATCCAGTAGAAGAAGCTAGAGCATTAATACCTACCGCTGTTATTTGAACTAATGAATTTCTTGCTGCTTGATAACCTACAGCTGTTCCTCCAGCTGTGTTAGCCTCTAATGCCCATGTACCTACAGCTACAGCACCTGTATTATTTGTGGTTATGTTTTTTAATGTATTATGCCCTATTGCTACATTGTTTAAAGAAGTGGTAGCTGCTGTTAAAGCATCTTTTCCTATTGCAATATTTCTTTGACCTGTTGTAACAGAATCTAAAGCATTAGTCCCTACAGATACATTATCTTGAACACCAGCTTTAAATATAGTAGTTCCAGCATTGTCTACTAATTGAACAAAGTTATTATCCCCTGGTAAAGGAGTGCCTGTATATCCTAAAGGAGCTACTACATTTACATTTAATTGACTCATTTTATTTATTTTTTAAGTTTATACGATTGTTAAAGTTGTACCTACAGGGATCGTCAAAGTAGAACCAACGCACATAGCTAAAGGACCTGTAAATTCTAAGTTAGCATTATCAGGAAGTAAGATATTTTCAGAGATACATCCGACAACTCTAAAGCCATTAGCCCATATACTAGTTCCTACTACTTCTCCTGTTCCTCCATCGTTCACAGCTGCTATAATGTTAGCAATGTCTGTTACCATTAGTTGTTCGTTTCTCTCTAAAACTGAACCACCTTTTCTATAAGTTGATAATTGTTGTATTGGCATCTTATTTATTTTTTAATTCTTTAACTTCTGCTGATAACTCTTGAATAGCTTTAACTAAGATAGGAATAAGTTTACCATAGCTAGCCTCTAGTTTCTCTGGATTCTCTTCGTAAACAAGTTTAAGAACTTCTGCCTTTTCAGCATCTATCGTTCCATGTGAACTCAACTGGTCTAAGGGCTTCTACAAATTCTAAACCAGCCCCTAACTCTTTAATATCTTTTTTGTCTCTAGCATCTGACAATGATGTAATGCTTGTTACGGCACAGCGTAATATTGTATTAGAGCTATTACCTAGTGTAATTGAATTATTACTATTCAAAGCGGCTGTAGTAGATTGAAAGCCTATTAAAATATTATTACTACCACTTACTGAGTTCATCCCACCAGCGTTATACCCTAATAAAGTATTATCAGAACCTAATACATCATAGCCAGCTAATGCTCCTATAGCAGTATTATTGTTTCCAGTACTAGAAGCATTAATTGCAGAACCAGCAGAATACCCTAAAAACGTATTTAAACTTGATGTATCAACATTTAAACCTGTACTTTCTCCTATTCCTAAATTACCAGTTCCAGAAGTTAAACTAACTAATGAATTAAATCCAACTCCTATATTTGAACCCCCAGAAACTAAAGGCATTGTTGAAACATCTCCAATAGATATATTGGTTGCGCCAGGGGCATCAATAGCCACTCCACTTACTGTTACACTAGTTCCTGATTGAGGGTCTACTATATCTACATTAATTGTACTCATAATATTTTAAATTTATACAAATATACGATAAATTCTAATCGAGTATTTTTAAGATTTTACCTGTTGCCTTATCAACTCTTGCTTTTTTCATCCTGTAGTTGGTTTCACGTGATTGCACAAAACGTATCTCAACATTAGTTATACCGCCTTCAGTTTTTATGTTCTCAGGTTCATACCTTGCGTGAGGACAGCTATTTATATAAGCAAATGTTATAGCGAATATAGCATCATCATAATCGTATCGTGGATCAGCTGCCTGATACCTCGTCTGCCTATGACTAGTCTGACTCTTTAAATCTTTCTCTACAAAAGTCTTCAACTGTTCCCATAACCAAGGAATATCAATGTTATTACTATATGCCTCAAGCATCTCTTCCAGCTTAGCCATAATCCTAGGTGCTGTATTTGCCTTATTCGATATACCAAACCATTTACCACCATGCGTATGGAAATATTCTGGCAACTGAGCGTTAGCAGTAAACTTAGTCTTGAATCCATGCATCTCCTGAAAGTCAATATGCATATCCCCAATGTTATTCTCTACTAATTCCTTAACGCCACCTCTTCCTATCTGATCATAGTACAAACTCTGCAACAGAACCTGTAAATACGTCTGCTTAAACTTCCTATCCCTATGGAATACTACAGATGAGACAGAATTAGTAAGCGAATCCCATATAGCACTACACATCATAGAGTGTCCTGTCTCAGAGTTGATGGGGTCAGTCCCTTGATACCACCTATTCTTCCATTTCTCCCCTGCTGGAGGGTGATGAATGATGACAGCAGATGTAGATACGTCCTCCCTAGCTCCTGTTGACACCCATTTAGCCCCTACAATCTTAAATTCAGTCAATAAATCAGGTGTTGGCCTACTTAAATCTAGTATAGGCTCAAAATAACCGTATTCTAACGGCTTATCCATGCCGTATATGTCATTTAATCGTTGATTACAGGTGTGAATAGGCACTAGAGTACGTGATTTACGTAAGAACATGTCATCTATCGTGATAGGATAATGCTGATGGAACTGAACCTTCGCTACATCTCCTTTCTTTGTCCCTTCGAGTGCTAAATAAGCCTTTCTCTCATTATTAATGTGAGCATCATTAACGCCTCGCCTTGCGTAAGCATTAAAGAATAGAGGTATAATACCATAGTCATAGTTTTTTTCTTTCCATTGTTTAAGACACATCTTAAATTCAGACTCAAATACAGAGCCTCCCTTATCCATCTCTCCTCCTGTACCCCATGCAAGAAACTGTTGCTGCATAGTCATCTTCTTAGTCTCAGGATTGTACTTAAATAAGGCTGGCCTACCTTCACGCATCATCTCACCAAATATCTCAAATAAACCAATCTCATCAATGAATACCGCTGATGGAGACCCACCATTTATAGCATCTACAGCTGGAGTATCTACCTGGAAGCGTGATGCACCCCCATCCTCTCTACCTTTCTTGTCCCCCTTTTTATCGAATGACATTACTTGGTCAGTCCAGTTCTTTACTTCCTGAGCGATAACATCAGGTAGCTTAGTGTATGTCCACTTAACCTTATCCCTAAAGATCTCCACACCCTTATCTTTAGAGTGCGTAACAAATTTAATGAAATATGATTTATTGAAGTTTACTCGCTTCATTCCTGCTAGACACATGGTAGTAGTAAAACCAATCTGTCGTGCTTTACCGATCATTAGTGAATAACCACAGTCGAATAGGAATAGAAGTACTTTCTGAGCGTCCCAGGCTTGATATAATAGCATACCATTCTCAGACCTATCTTCCTTGATATATCCGTACTTATTACAGAAGAATAGCGTGTTGTCCTTACATCGCTGTATCTCTCGTAGCAACCATTCTATCTGGTCATCTTCTGTATCATAGTCTAGTATATCGGAATCATCCTGAAGCCATAGGTCAGCTTGCCTACAGTATATCTCAAATGGCTCGTGATAAATTTTATTCTGCCATCCACTATTGATTGAATTGATCCAATCTACAAATGGTTTTGGGTACTCAAATTCTGCGTGTGAAGGTTTCCATTCATCTGTGCGAATATCGAGTATCTCTTTATTTCTTTTACTCATGTCACAAATTTAGCAAATATTCGGGACAAAAGAAAAGCCCACCGTATTTAGTGGGCTTAATTGATATTAATATCCTTTATCTCTTGTATATGCTTCAGATTGCTTAGCTGCTATGTCATCAGAAGTATAATAGCCTGTATCAGACTTCTTTTTATTCTTCTTCATCTTATCGTACTTAGCGTAAGCCTTTTTAATTAGCTTAGGATCTATGCCTGAAGTTTTATTCAGCATTAATACTTTTTATAAGATGAAGATGACATTCCCTTACCAGATTCAGACTTGCTACCTTTTCCAACTGGCACATTGTATGACTTAGCTTTTTCAGTAGCGGCATTCAACTTAGAAATAAACTCTCTTTTAGGAGTAGGTACTTCTGAAGCTGGCTTAGTAGCCATTGTCTTAGGGCGATCTTTATAATCTTGACTTTTTTTCATGCCAAATCTAGCAGCTTCTTCATTAGTAGCAGGCCTAGTAACTTTTGTTAATTTGTTTTGTAATTTAACTTGTCTCATGATTTTTTCTTTTTAAATCTAGCCATAAATCCTTCTTTCTTCTCTTCTTTCTTAGATTCACCTTTCTCGTGTTTAGCCTCAGCTTTCTTAGAAGGGTATTTTTCTTCAGCCATTGTTCCAGGATATTCTGTAACCATCATAGCTTTTTTTAACGCATTTCTTTTCATTAGTCGCAGTATTTTTTATCTTTAGTATTCTTGTACATCAACTTAAATGTTTGTTTTGATGTAGCAGCCTCATCCTTTAATGTTGGTGCAGCAGCAGGTCTACCCTCTACTCTCCCTTTGTCAACGTAGCTTCCGTTCTTATCTGGGTTAGAAGCCCAATATTTATCTTTCATAAGATTATTTTTGTCAAAGATATAAAAAATATTATAACACAATTATCTACCAAGAGTGAAAAAGTTTACCGCAACATCATACGCCTGGTGTAGTAATTTTATATGATGCTCCTCTTTATCCTTATCATCAATGTGATAATAAATTTCTTCAAGCACTCGAGTT